GTTCTCAAAATCTGTGTATACTGGTGCATCAGCTGGGGTTGTCCAATGTGCGAATATAGATTCCACAACGGGCATTCTCTTAAATCCTCCAGCATTTGATGTTTCTTTGCTCTTAGGCAACATCTTAATTTTCACGATTTTGTATGGGACATCTCCATTATCGAAGCGCATAACTTCTTCAAAAATGGCCCACCAATATTCTTCTTTGCCTGTAACATCTGGAAATTTCATTTGCCAGTATTTATTGCCTCCTGTATTAATAACAGCATGTTCATATGGCTCTGGGTTTCCTGCTACTTCTACATGTACTCTTATGTGATTTCCATCTTTTTCGCAGTGGTAGGAACTTTCTCCGTCTAAACAGATTCCACTAGTGCCACTTCCTTTAAGGAATGCTTCGTGGTAGTCATTGAAGACCATATATCCTACTCCTCCATATTGTCCTCTTCTGAGCAATTCCTTGATAACTCCGGGGTAGTAAGCGGAGTCGACGGATATGTTTCGTTCATAAGCAAATTTGCACTGTCCACACTTATCTCGTAATCCTCCTCCACAGAGACAGTCACAACTTTGCGTACCGTCAAGCTCGTTAGGCTTGAGTTCGAGTAAGCGTAGATAGTCTCTTGGTTCAGTTTCTGGATTTGCTGTGGTAGTGGTATGTGCAACTCTTCTTCCGTCGGGGTCGTATCTTTGGTAGAGTCGTTTCCTTGAAGCAGCAATTTCAAATTTAGTAAAGCCGGCACACCAGTGATATACAAGACTCGTGAACCAGTCGCGCATTGTGGCGCCGACAGGGTGTTCATGGTCAATATATCCTGAGGTGGGCTTGAATTTTCTTTCTGCATCTGCTGGTCCAACTTGTTTCTTGACCCATTGCATAATAGCTTTCTGAGCTTCGGCTCCCATGATGTAGCGTATTGGAAAGCTGAGGAATGCTCCCTTTTCATAAGGCAGGGTTGGGTTTCTTGCTCCAATCTTATCGTTGACAATGACATTCCATGCATTGCCGTATTTGTTTCGCATACTCCTAGCAAATTGGTGTTGGTAGGGGGTATCGACTTGGTTGTTGTTGAATCCTTCAAGGGTTTGAAGAATGACATTCATTGGTAATAAATGTTGTTAAGG